AACACCCAATCCATCCTATCTGCTGCATAGCTAGCAGCAAAGGCCCGGGGTTTGACCATTGGAATCACATTGCAAGTGCCTTTGATGTAACCAATTGCTTGGTTTACCACCACAGAACTTTTGTGCATCTGATCTGGATTGATGTCCAAGTGTACTTCCACAAGACGGTCTTCAAGTACATCGCTCATCTTTTGGAACAGTTCGGAAACTTTGTATACTTCGTTCATGAGTCGCATGGCAGGTTTGTCGCTGCGTTGATCCCAGTCACGTTCACGTTGTACTTCACCAAAGATTTTGCAACCATGGCAGCTATCAATGTGTACAACCACCGCCAGAGCATAGTCTGCGTACCATACGCCATTGACCTTTACTCGTTCGCTGTCGCAACCCAGATACACCGCAGTTTCTGGACTTTGCGCAGTGATAAATTCTTTGACCTCGGTCATGTCCATTTTTTTCATGATTCACTTTCTTTGATTGGCGAGCCAGGAGGGCCACGATCCCTCAACGCTAGTTTTGGAGACTAGAATGTTGCCAATTACACTACCGACTCATAAATTTGGTGCCTCCACCGGGAATCGAACCCAGATGAACCAATTATCTGTTGCTTACGGGATATAAATCCGCCGTTTTACCGTTAAACTATAGAGGCATTGTCTGGTCCGGCGTAGAGGAATCGAACCTCTATAATGACTTTAGAAGAATCATGTCCTATCCGTTGAACGAACGCCAGAATATGGTACGAGAGACGGGACTCGAACCCGTATGCCTTGCGGCGGGAGATTTTAAATCTCCTGAATATACCTATTTCTCCACTCTCGCATTGTTTGGTCTCGGTAGGAAGAATCGAACTTCCGCTTCATGCTCCCAAAGCACGGGTGATACCATTTCACTATACCGAGTATTGATTGGAGCAACGGGTGAGATTCGAACTCACGATTTTAGGGATTTGCAATCCCTTGCGTTGGGCCTCTCCGCCACCGTTGCGTTAAACTTGCTCATATCGGCACAAGTGTACTTTTGATATGAGTCTTTTAAATTGTCAGGCATGGGGATTGTTTCAACAGGTACGTTAAAACTTTTTGCCACATCCATAAAACTCATGGTCTTTCCAGTACCCAAGTTCCATAAGCCACTGGGTGTATTATACAAGAAATCCAAGTGTGTGTCGACTAGTTTAGACACATGAACAAAGTCTCTTAGATAATATTCACTGCCTTCAAAAACTTGTATACAGCCGTTTGTTTCAGCTTGGCGTTTAAATTGCATAAACGGACTAGCTTGATTGCCTTTGTGTTCTTCGCCTTCAGGTCCGTACACATTAAAATAACGGAAACCTTGTACAACACTCCCACTTGGATGATCGCGTACATAACGTTCAAACAAGTATTTGCTCCACGCATAAGGAGTACGTGGGTCAACCGGAGCGTCTTCTCTAAATGTACTGGTTAAACCGTAAACACTTGCACTGCTTGCGTATTGGAAATTAACGCCATATGTTTTACAAGCATCGTATAGTTGTCGACTAAAATCAAAATTTTGTCGCATTACTTTGTCTATGTCTCTTTCGGTAGTGCTGCTGATAGCACCAAGGTGAATCACCCAATCTTGTTCCATTACGCTGGGCAAACTGTCTCCCCAGTCGTATGTTGATACACAGTGTCCAGCAGCCTCCAGTGCTGTCAGCACATGATTACCAATAAAACCTTTATAGCCGGTTAACAGTATGTTCATTTTTGATTGTCGCCTTTGCCCACACGATAGTTGTCTTCCACACTGTCTGCTGTGCTGACTTCAATAACTGTGCCTTCTTCGATGCATATCAACTGATGAGGCGCTAACGGTTTGTTGCGCCAAGTGTCGCCAGGTTTAAGTGTTGTGGTTGTTTGATCAGCATTTGTAGTGTCAATACTGATCACAGTGAACAATCCGTCCAACACATACCATGTTTCGTCTTTGATAGCATGAAAATGCATGCTGAACTTGGCACCTTTGTTAAACTTCATAAGTTTGCCACAGTATAGGTCGTTAGTGGCCCAAATTAGTTCGTGGCCCCATCCCTTTGCTACATAACCTTGTAATTGTGTCATCCTATTTCCTTTAATGTTGGAGCATAAACCCCTGAATGCTGCACAGTAACCGCACTTGCTAGGTTGGCAAATCTAATTGCTTTTTCAATGTCTCCAGTGTCAAGGTACTGATAAGTTAACGCTGCTAGAAAGGTATCACCTGCTCCAGTTACATCTACTACTTCTACACTGTGCGAAGATACATCTATACTATGATGTATTGCACTAGCACCTCGACTGCCTCGTGTGACGATTAGACCTGAACATTCACTTTTAATTTTGCTATGTTCTAATTCGTTGATCTTGACCCATGCTCCTTGGAATCTCTCAAGGTCTGGTTTCTTGGTATCGATAAAGATAGGAATACTCAATGCAATAAGTTCTTCAATTAGTTCGTAACTAACAGTTCCTTTATTATAATCACTGATCACAATAGCATCGTACACGTCGGGGATATCTGTATCAAATGTAATAGGAGTTGACTGAACGTCTCTATCTATACGAACAATCTGTTGTTTACTACGCTCGTCGATAAGTCTGGTTTTAACACTTGTTTCACCGTGCAAGTAGTCAACATAGCAACCCAGTGCTTTTAAGTTGTTAGCTACATTACCAGCCATGCCAGCACGTTCTTCTGTGCGAGTGGGAACAAATACAGGAACAGGTGCTTCGGGACTTAACCTATCAATAGTACCATACTGGTACACATCAGTACAGTTATCGCCTATTAGCAATATCTTGAATTGTGTTTGTTGTTGAGTATTCACCGACTCTATCATAAAATATCACTTGATTAACATGTTCTTGTGCCACTACGCTCTTACCTTGCCAGTCACTGCCTTTGACCATGATGTCTGGTTTATATTCTTTCATTATATCTATCAGTTGTTCTTTGCTATCAAAGAAGTAAACAGTGTTAACACATTTTAAACTTTCTAACATATATCGTCTATCATCTTGATTATTAATAGGCCGATTTTCACCTTTAAGTTCTTTTACTCTTCGATCTGTATCAATTGCCACTAACAGATGATCGCCGAGACTTTTTGCGTGTTGTAACATCATTAGATGTCCACGATGCAATATATCAAATGTTCCGTTTACTATTACTTTGGTCATATTATTTGGTACCTGGTGACGGGATCGAACCGCCAGGTTGAATATTATTTGGTACCTCGTTGGAGAATTGAACTCCCGTATCCACCGTGTAAGGATGGCGTTCTACCATTAAACTACCGAGGCAAATTAACTATTTTGAATTAGCAAAATCTTTATATCCACATACATTTGCAGGAATTGAACCTGCCAACCAAGCCACTGGGCCTAGCTATGTTCCACCATATCAGCGTGGCCTACGCTTTTATGTATGTGGATATAAAGACTTGAACTGTTTCCAGTTCTTATATCAAGTAAATTTTTAATGAACAAGCGTTAATTTCTTAACTTGTATCAAGTATAACATCACTTGTGATACGTGTCAAGTGGTAGACTCTACAAGAATTGAACTTGTGTCTATGCCATGTCAAGGCATCGTTCTCCCATTGAACTAAGAGCCTGTTCAGAGTTAAAAATCTTCTATGATATGTTCTAGATCATCCAACACACCTACTGTGGTGCCATGATAACTTACACTACCACCATAATAACCATTGTGGCTGTTACGCACTTCAAGGTCAATGTAGCCACGGTCAGTGCGGATGGTCCAGAAAGCATCTTGCACTACTTCATGTCCATCTTCATTTTCACGATCTTCGGTCCAACCCTTGGCCTCTGCACCTAGTACCAATGCCCCACGCAACAGATCAAAAATGTTACCCTGGCCTAGGATATTTACACCCAACACATGGTTGAACCATACAGAATTACAGCAGTCATTTTCAGTATCAAAACGATAGCGGCACCCGTCCACATCACGGAATACCAATGTCCATTTGTCATTGGCTATAAACAAGCCATTGATACGTTTGCCCACCAATACATCAAATACGTTCATGACCGGTTCCTTTCTATTATATTTGTGATTGATTACTTGTCTCATTATACGCCATCAATCAAGGCGAGTTATTGTGGTGGAGACAGCCTGCACACAAGACACACTCGTATGCCGTCCACTTTATCCGCTTATCTTTGCACAGCAATCAACCTCCACAACGGCGGCTTGCTACATACAACTGATAAGTTTCAGTCTCCATAAACTTGGTGCCCTGGGTGGGACTCGAACCCACAGATTCCAGCTTCTAAGGCTAGCAGATATACCAATTCTCGTACCAGGGCAAATTTCTTGGTGGTGATTTTACCATCCATAACGAAAACCATCTTCGTTGATTCTAGGATCATCTTCTTTAATCCATATTTTTTTATCATTTAATGTTGCTTGTTTCATCCCTGTTCTTGCAGACGATAACTTTTTATCTCTTTCTTTATATCTACCATCAGCATGTAAAAGTTTTACCGATTTGGCTATTGCTGAAGCTCTTTTTTGACCAGTTGTAGCTATCCATTTAGGGTCATTCATTTTTTTAGTAATTGCTTCACTGACTTTATTTCTAGTTTCGCTATTCGCCATCAAAGGGGCTGCTCGTAATCTTTCTGAAGACTTTTTTCGGTGGGACTCTGTTTTGTTTCTATATTCATCTGTGAGCATAGTTGCACTGATTTTTTTATAAGAGTCTGATGTTATTTTAGATCTTGCGTAAGTCCAGCCGCCTTGACCGCCGTTCATCAAGTTATAAGAATTCTCATGTAAATTAACTAGCTCTGCTTCTTTGTTGAACATATCATGTTCGTTGTCAAAAACACATAAAATTTCTTTTTTAAAATTTTCAATACCGTACTTCTTTTGTGCTCGTTTGAGGTATACACCTGAACCCATGTATTTGTCATCAATATCAGTAGTGCGGTGTGCCCCTATATAAAATTTGTTAGTTTTTATATTTGTGATTTTATAGATTAAATAATATGTTTTCATGGTTGCTAATGTTGGTTACGATCCAAGTCTTACTCCTTATGAGGGAGGCGTGCTACCATCACACTCCATTAGCATTATTTATCAAATCTATAAACGATACACATCCATCTACGCCACGCATCCATCTACGCCACATGACCAATAAATACTTGTGTGAGACGCTATCAAAATCTAACACCACAGGGCTTGAATTTCTATCTAAGCCTAAGTGATCGCGGTGTTTGCTACATCATTGTTTACGATGTGTTTAATGCCCAAGCTCAGATGCGTTATTTTACCAACGTGAATCTAGCTTTGCGTTTTATAAACAATCTTTAATTTGGGGTGTCTGATGGGGATCGAACCCACGCATATCGGAATCACAACCCGAGGCCTTACCACTTGGCTACAAACACCATATAAAAACACTCTTGACCTCCAGTTACTTGTAGTGATCAACCTACTTTTAACCTTCACAGACCCTGCGTCCAGTTTAGAATGTTTTTATATAGCGAACTCATTGCGGGCAAGATTTCGAAACTTGCATTAAGCCCCATAATGGGCCTTTCTTAACCATTAGAAGACCGCGAGTTCCTGAGGTTAATTACTCCCCAGCATGGTGTCTACCCGTCGATAGATTAATACCATATAGAAACACACTATTGTTTTACAATAAACTACGCTCCTGAGTTTCTGCTCAGGACCCCATAGGTCTGCCTATGTTTTCTAATGTGTTTTTATATGGTAGGGGTGTTCGGGAACGATCCGAATTTTACCGGTTAAAAGCCGGTTACTTCACCTTAAAGTTTCACCCCCATA